ACGAGACACAGCTTATCATTAAAATCAATGAGAAACTCCCATTCTGCGTCTGTATTATAAACACCCTTGCTTGCTATTACAAAACTCGTTGCATCGTGCATATAGACCCAGGCAGAGATACTGAATGGTTTTAAGACGGGCGAAAAAGCTGCGTGGTCGGCAATTTCAACATAATCGTCCGTCCCATCGAAATCAAGGGCGCCGTTGATTCTTCCGGAAGCGTTTTGTGCGCTGGTGTTCGGGTCGCCGGTGGCATCTTTGAATGTTCCGTTATGAGGGCCGATACTATCTACAACAGTTGTGCTTAAAGCGTTGTCGTTCATCTTCCATTGTGCTATGACGCCAGGCCAGCAGTTACTGCATAAAAACAACACCAACAGGATGCGTTTCATAATATATCCTTAAAATGGGGCCGAGCCGAATTACCCGGCCCCGTTAATACTAAAGCGGTTAAGTCCGCCCCATTAAACTTAGTCTGCTGTTTTCAAATAACCTGTTACAACGATAATACAGTCAACAGAGCTGGCCTCTTGTGTCACACAGTCCAGGGTTTCGCCAGCCTCCAGTTCGTTCTCGGCATCATCAAGATTATCGAAAACAAATCTTGCCTTGTCGCCCACACTGTCCAGTTCCTCGGCATCGAAAATATTTGCAGCCGAGCCGTCGTTATGTTGCAAGTTTATATCGTCATTGGCGCCACTGCCGGCAGCGGCGATCTTCCATCCGTGGGCGTCCGTGACAATCAAATCGTATCCTGTTGGAACGGTGTATGTTAATGTCTCTGCCGCGGTTGGCCTAAACTCAATCAAAACCGGAACACCTGCTACAACCTTAGTGCCTGCTGTAACCGGATTAGCTAAAGTACCGTTTACATAAAGGTCGTCGTCTATCAAACAATGTCCATCTGCCTTAAAAGCTCCGGTCGTTGCAGTAACTTCGATTTCTACCGCGTACGCATCTGTAACGGCAGCTCCGGTGTCCTGAACAAACCTTGCAAGGAAACCTTCTGCGGCAGCAATAGTAGTTCCGGTGTTGTGGACCATAAGCTGAGTTGCCCCGGTATGGACTACAGCGTCATCCTGAGTAAGTGTTAGTTGGCCTATGTTGTCTGCGCCGTCCCAATTGTTAGTGGCTCCATCGAGGTTAATCATTGGTACGGTAGACGATGCTAACGAAGTCGCATTTATTCCGCCGGAATCCACTTCACCAGGGGTTACTTGCAAACAATTACCTGAACCGGTGTTGGAAATAAGCATCGCATCGGCATTGCCGGAAGCACCTACACCGGCCACTTGAAAGAGGGTCGCGCCCGCCGCGTCCTGACCGTTTATCTTGGTTATACCATTTACGGCTAATGCGGGTTGTGTAGCTGCAACCTCAATTTCAACCGCCGTCGCATCCGTGCGGGCAGTTCCAGATGCGATAAATCTCGCCAAAAAGCCTTCTGCGGCAGCAATCGCTTGGCCAGATTGAGTTACGTTTAGCAAACTCGCTCCTGTATGAATAACAGGATCGTCGGTGGTGATATACACCATACCAATATTGTCTGCTCCGTCCCAGTTACTTGTAGAGCCTTCAAATACCGCCAAAGAAGTTGTCTGAGAAGCCGCCGCGATTACTTTTAATCCGACACTATCAGCATCATCGGCCGTAATCTGCAACACATCTCCTGAACCTGCACCGTTGAGCGTAACCGTATCGGTATCTCCCGTGGTGTCATTGCCTGTAATTGCCATCAGGATACCCGCCGAATCAGCGCCGGTTATAGTTAATTGATTGTTAAGCATTAAAGCCGGTGTAGTGTTGGTCGTTTCAATCTCGACAGCATGGGCATTAGTCCTTGCCGTTCCTGTGTCAACAAAACGGGCCAGAAACCCTTCGGCGGCCGATATTGGTTGCGCGGAGTTTGTAACCTGCAACAACGAAGCGCCTGCGTTGGCACCTGCCGTGTCACCTTGAACATGGAGCATACCTACATCGTTGGCACCAATCCAGTCCCCGGTAGAGCCATCAATAAGTTCAAGCCATGTCGTCTGGTTTGCCGCCGATGCAAGCTCGATTAGCTGTGTGTCTGCCTCAGAGCTTGTAATCTTGAGAGCGGCACCGGTTCCCGAATGTGCAATTGTCATAGTGTCGGTGTTGCCGGTAGTATCTGCTCCGGTAATAGCCACTAATGTTCCGGTGCTGTTTGTGCCGGTAATAGTAAGAAGGTTGTTTAACATTAGCGCAGGCTGGGTATTGGTAGTCTCTATTTCAACGGCATGAGCGTTGGTTTGTGCCGTGCCAGTCGAAATAAACCTTGCCAAAAAACCCTCGGCCCCTGTAATGGGTTGCGCGGTGGCGTGGGTAACATTCAACAGACTTGCTCCTGCATGAATCAGGGCGGTATCGTCGCTGATATGCACCATTCCTACGTTGTCGGCACCGTCCCAATTATTCGTTGCCGAATCGAGTACCGATAACGAGGTTGTCTGAGATGCAGCGGCGATAAACCGCGAAGCAACACCGTCCGTTTCCGCAACCGTTACCTGGATAGCATCGCCTGAACCCGAATGGGCGATTGTAAACGCATCGTTGTTATTCGTTGTCTCGCCATGGTCAATAGTAAGCGCTGAGTTGTTGTCCGCCGAACCTACCGTTAATGCAATCGGATTGCCGTCAACTGTGATTGCTGACCCTAAATTATAAGAGGAATCAAGGCTTGTGCCACCTGCCAAATCAATTGTTTGCCAAGAACTTCCATTGTATAGAACCAGAGAGTTTAACGTATCATTGTAGTAAAGCATACCTTCAGATGACGTAGGCGCAACATCGGTGGGGTCGAAGAAGAACGCGCCGTTTGCTGTTACATATTCAATGCGGTCTTCGACTTCCTTGGCCCATGCCCAGGCAACATCAAAATTGGGAAGTTGGCCAGTCCACCAATCGTTAGTCGGCTTGCTGGTTATGGAATAGGTCATCGCACCAAAGCAGGGGGCCGTCAAAAACCACAGGACCAAAAGTAAAATTATCTTTTTCATAGTCTTTGCTCCTTAAATTAAGACGTTACATCTGATTCCGGCTGCTCGTCGAACCACGAGATTAAAGTGCCGGCTACACCCGCCTCACTGACAGGCTCGTACCTTGCGCCGAGATACTGCTGCAGCTTTCTGGGCGGAACGGCCAACTGGAAATGACTACCGGCTGTGGTAAATAACGCCTGAGCAAGTGTGCCGGAAGAACACAGCTCTCTTTCGCCCGCATCTATCTCGCCAGCGGTGGCGCCAGTGCCGTCGATTATGTGAATAATCATTCCACTGTCGAGGCCGGTAAATGCCTTCTTGACAACGACGTGAAGTATGAGCTTATTGATACCAAGCTCTTTGTCAGCAGCGCCAAGATTGAGACAATTATCGCTTACATCTGAGGTCGTAACAGCCTGGCCCGCGCCGGCAGTACCCCAGCTAATTCTTGTTCTTAAATCCATACTCATAATTAGTTCTCCTTAAAGAAGAGAATAGTTATATTTTTTAGGTAATTTCCGGACCCGTAATTGAAATCTGCTCCACCAATCGGATAGGAGTCTCGTCAATCATATTGTGCCATTTGCCAAACGGGTCTTTCTCGGTGTGGAACACATTACCTCTATCCTTCGCGCGTTTGCGGATTTGGGCGCGAAGGATACGAGGCACATACCAGAAGGCGTTTTCCAGGTCAGGGATGTCGCTCATCGCGTCAATCATATAGTTCTCATCAAATGAGAAGTCGTCTACGCCGTCAATGTTAGTGGTAGAGATGTTGGCTACGCGGCGGATATAACGCGCATCATGGATACAAAGACCGAAGTGGGCCTCAAGATAGGTAACAAACGCCAGAAAGTCCTTGCTGTCAGCGTCCTGGGTTAGAATCTCGCCAAGGTCTTTGACTCTGATACCCAGCCCTGCAACGTTGGGATTCTCCAGGCTGAATGCGCCCGGGGCATCGTTCTGAGGATAAATGAAAGAAACTTTGGTGTCGTTACCAAATCCAAGTAACCACATCGAGGTCTTATTCTCTGTGGCAGAGGCATTGCCGCCGGAATTGTCGTAGACATACTCAGAACTCAGGGTGTTATAATCAGAGCGGGTCTCAAGGCCATTGATTTGCTTGCCGTCTACGGACCTGTCGCCGTTGAAAATATCACCGACAAAGGTCTTTGCCATACCGGCAAGATATTGACCGACATACTGCGCCAGAACCGCCAGAGGGTTAGAGCGATGCTGAATCTTCTTGACATCGGTTTTCTGGATGCCATCCAGCATACAGGTAGGCTCTTCGTACGGTGTTGAGCTGCCGGCCTCCGGTGAAACGCCCTCATCATAAGCCCTGTACTGGCCTGTCGGCTCGGTAGAGGCCCTGTTGCCCTTGTGACTTGTGCCGTCGTTACATTCCTGCCATGAGGCATCGGCTATAATATCAAGCCGCTGGCCGAGCATATTGATAAGCGGCAATAGCTTCTCGTTGTGCTCTCTTTGGGCCAGGTCAACAAGACCTATGTACTCAGTTAATTTGATTTCAGTCATTGGACTACTCCTTAAATAAATTAGTTGTCAATTTATTTCGGGAAATAGTCCGCTGACTGCGGGTTCCCCTAATGCTTTGCGCCTACTCGGCGGTGGCCACTTTAGCCACTCAGCATCAGGTCGCTTGCGCGATAGTCTGATATGTCTCTACTGGGTCATTTAGATAGTCCAGTTAAAATGGCGGTAAAACCAACCTTTTACTCTTTGTTAATATTGTACGCTTTCTTTTCAAATCTTTCAAGCTAAATCTGTAAGCATCTAAATCGGCGTTGTACTCAACCTTTATCTTTTCCTTGCAGAATGACAGTTCCCTGAAAGCCTTAGCGTTGATAACTATTGGGTCTTGGTCTTTCATACTCTGCAATATGCAATACAAGGCGGTTATGTAATCCTCGTTCTTGACGACTAACTTTTTGTCATCAGGTTTTTTGTTGGTCATTATCATTTATACCCAGTGCCTTTGCTGATTTTGGGAATATCTGTTGGTTCGCTATCTTACTCAGGGAAGTGGCTTCGGCCTGAGTCTTTTTCGCAAGACCGACTGCCGCCGCTGTTGCCTTACCAAGTCTCTGCTCGTCTTTTCTTATGGCATCGGCCTCAGCCAGAGTGCGAGCATCGCTTTGCGCTTCCCAGTTACTTTCGCTTAGTTCCATTACTTTACTCCCAAAGCTTCTGCCGATTTTGGTAGAATGTCCTTTAATTCTGTCCCGCCGCCTCCGCCGGGCGCACCATCTACCGAATGGCTTATCTTCAGTTCCTGGGCAATCTCCAGCCAGGCCTGGAAGTTCTGCGGTGTTACTCCGGCGTTTTTCCACCTCTGCCAATCGGTTGGGTTATTGAATACATCCTGCTCTTTCATTTTGGCTAAGAACTCAGGGTTGTTCTTATTGAATTTGCTCAGGGCATTAAATACCTGCTTGCCGGCGATTCCAAGTTTCTCGCCCGGATGGTCTGTTTTGACCTTTTCAATTACTTTAGTCTCGGCGTCCTGTATCACTTTAGTTATGACCGCCGCCTGTTCACTGGCGAGTTTCCTGTTGATTTGGACGAAATCAGTGAAAACAGATGCCGGTATGTTGTGCTGTTTGGCGAACTCTTTGTATGCCGTGATATGCTCAGGGGTGTACATTGTTTCTTCGGTTTCGCCCTCACCTAAAGGGAACTCGTAGCTCTGGGCTTCGGTCGGGACGCCCCTTGCCGCATCCAGTTCGGCCATGTATTTGGCAATGTCCTTCTCACTTGCACCTTCAACCGGCTTCTGGATGACGTTCTCCATTTTTTTGCCCATAGCCGTTTTTGTATCAAAGGCCATCTTGACCAGTGAGCCAAGGTTCGGAGTGTTCTCGAACATCTTAATCGGCTTGCCGTCCTCATGCTCCATTTTCTCCAAACCAAGCATACCAGGCAGGGCTTCGTTAAATTCTTCGGTGAAATTGCCTTCCTCATCTATCATTGCTTATCTCCTACATTCAAGAGGTCTTTTTCTTCTCTTTTAGGTATATCAAAACTGGACGCCACGCCTGACAGGGCATTGATAATCTTCATGTTGTCGGTTATGCCGCAGTTGTTCAGGATGATGTCAAGCAACATTCTTGCCGCTATAATCTCCGCATCTGATTTATCCAGAGTATCCTCAAGCATTGTCTTTAGATGACACAATACCTGGCGGCCTTCGGCTGAATTGCATAGAGTATTCCTATAGGCCAAAAGAAGAAACTGCTTGTCCCTGTCTGTGAAATCAGAAGTTTTGTTATACCACTCAGCCATTTATGTCCAATCTCGCAAGGCCGGGCACAGGTATTCTTTCGTCCCAGACGGGCTTTTTAGTGTCCCTGCCCATCAATACGAGCAGCGATTGTGCAAACTTCTTCAGGTCTACCGACAAGCCTTTGCGATAACCACCGCCCACCTTGGCCATCCTCGTTCCTGCGCCTTCTTTGGTGCGCTGTTTCCGTTTGCCGCGCTTGACGTATTTGTGAATCTCGTTCTCCATCGCTATCAGGTAACGCAGACCCGGTAATCTGCCTTCCGCCATTTCCACCTGGACATCCAGCGCCTTGTCAAGAGCATCCGCCAGTTCTTTATGAAACTCGGCTATTCTTTCCTTTCCCATCCCAATTGCAGTTTCAAGGTCTATATGTAACTGTTCCGCCCGTGTCAACTTTAGACCTTTGCCCTTCTCCTTCAGGGCTGCGGCGGTCGGTATCTTATTGGCGCCGACCGCATCCAATCTCTTCTGAAGTATCGCCGTTGTTTGGTTTGCGGCTGTCAGTTCAGCCTCTAACTGTTCTCTTGTCTTTGCCATTTGTTCCTTCCTTAACTTTCCCTGTCAATAATTGATTTTACTGAACGCGGGATTTCAAAATCCTTTTTCATCGGTTCTTCTATAGCAACCAGCATCATTAACAACTTCAATCCTGTGTCTGCATCGCCGTTGGCTTTTGCGATTGCAAATAACGTCCTTACCTCGTGTTCATAATTCCTTATGTCCATTTTCCAGCCTCTCTTATACTGGTATAATGTTTTCGTCCCACACAAGCTCTTTTCTTTTCAGCAGCTTGAGCATTTGTTTCGCACGATTCTTGCCGGCCTCGGAAATGTCCTTGCGGAACCCACTCCCATCTCGCTTGATATACCCGCGAAGCTCTCGCTCACACGCTACCAAGTCAACTTTGGGTTCATCTGCATACTTAGCAGGCCGTACTAACACCTTTTCTTTTTTCGCTGTCATAGTTATTCTCCTGTTCTTAAATTACCTAACTCTGCCATAACATATCGTCATCTAAATAGTATTCGCTTTTGCCGAATCGCCTGAATACAATGGCGACGTGATGCCATCGACCGTCAAACATTGTCCAAAATCCTGTTGTATGACGAAACCAAAAAACTATACTGTTTTTTATCTTTGTCATACCTTTACGCATTTCCCATTACCTCGCCTGCTTTAGCTAATATACTGTCCTTATCGACCGGGCCGGATACACCGGGCGCCGCCTTGGCAGCTTCCAATAAACCCTGCTGAGCCTCCACCTGTTCTTCCTTCTGTTGAATAGCCTTGTCAAGCTCTACCATTTCCTCGTCAGACCTGAACCATCTCTGCTTGCCGCCGGAATCTATTGTTACATCCTCTACCAATTCAAGGTCTTTAATCTTGCGGGCCGCGTTCGGGAATACCCTTAGAACTTCACCCAATACTCCAAGGCCTGTCAGCGTTCCCTTGCTGGTCAATAGGTTGCGTCTCAACTGCGTTAGCGGCCCATCGAACTCGGTGAGCAGTTTTACGGTTTTCGCCGCGGATTCAAAGAGTACGCCCGGCGGCTCAGGCATCAGAAAAGCATCTGTTTCAACGGCGGCCTGAATGTCTACGGCAGGAGTCAGCACATCCTCTTCGATAGGTTCCGTGATAGGCCCCATCAATACGGCTTTTTCTCCTGACATCAAACTCGCCTGAAACGCCGTCATCTGTGGCAAATCCTCTTGACTGAGCAGCTCGAAGAACCGCACAAAGAATTTGTCCTCAATTACTAAGTCCCTCTCTTTCATCTCCGCATCGGTATAAGGCCAATTGGCAGCTTCCGCCAAACGCTGTATCTTGTCTCGAATGGGGTCGTTTACGCCTGTATAGCCGCCGGCATTACGATTGACCTTATTCGCCATTGTTTTAGGCCCCCACAACGGCGGGTCCGCCTCTTTATGTGCAAGATTGAGCTTTGCCTTGCCGAGACTGTTGGTTATCTTGCTCTCTGTGAGAGCCTCTGCCGCCAGTGTTCGGTGCGTGTTGTAGTTCAATCCGTCTTCTGCATTTATCCGTAGAACTATCGCAGTCCAGGGCCGCCCTAATTCCTCTACCAAACTACCTTTGATACCTGTGTTAGAAAGACACAAATAATAACCAATATAGGGTAAATCCTCAGTTCTTATGCTTTCGGGGTCGTGGTTCGGGTTTTTGTAGATTGCATAAATGAATGGGTATTCATCGAATGGCTTGCCGCGTTTACCTTCAGCGGCAGCTACCAAGGCTTTGGGTAATTTGTCTTTACCAAACTTATTGAGGGCGTCGATGGCACTCATCTCCAATTCCTCGTGATATGCTATAAGCCTGCCCCAATTATCATACTTTAACCATACCCGCCAGTGGTTTTTGGGCTTGTAATATACCTTGTGCTCTGCTTCGTTGTATTCGGGCATCAATGTACCCGGACCAGTGGTTACTCCGTCCTCGATACAATGAGGAAGTGCCTTGTAGAATGTCGATTGGGCGAATGAGTATTTAAGCTGCTCGTTGTACTCATCCAGATAATTCTTTACCTCGTCATTGTGCTTGAGGACTTGGTCGGCTTGAGTCATTCTCAACCACCACGGCTCCCTACTCACCAGGTATCCCACAGCGCCCCGGACAAACTTGTTCTTGGCGGATTCAGGAACACCCGTGTAGACCGCGGCGCCGTGGTTCTCTTTCTTTCCGTCCTTCAATAACTTGTAGCTGCGCGGTGTGAATATCTTTTCATTGGCCTCCATCAAAGGCTCGAAGATGAGCCGTTCACTCTTGAGCGTTGAATGAAGGCTCAGAATGAATTTTGCTTTTTCAGGGTCGGTCTTTTTGGTCAGGTCAAACATTCAAGTCCCTTAATTTGGGCAATAAAAAACGGCTGGCGGGGTGCGGCTCCGCACAGCCGTTATTATTACCCATTTGTAGCTTCTGTTTATTCTAACCTAATTTATCCTCCAAGGCAAGGCTTGATACAATCGGCGGAGTGGTCAAAAAACCGGCTGCGGTGCTTGCACGCCTGCCTTTTGCCTTTGATAGCCTCCTTCTTACGTCTTCCTGGGCCTTATGAGCGTCAACCTCAATAGGTATCGGGGACGGGTCGGGCAATGCCGCCAATTCAGGAGCCTTTGAACTCCCACCCCCGAAATAACGCATCGACCATTTAGTGTGGAATAAGTACCTCATTATTATAGCTCCCTAAAACTTTGTGAAACCAAACAAGGGCCAATCTTCCTCTATTTCCTGCCATTTGTTATCTATGTATCGAATTGACGTTCCGTAGCTGTAGTTCCAAGCAAATTTTACTCGACCTGTGCCATGATATGTTTCAATACCTACACAATCTTTGTCGAACCAACCTATATTTATTCTCCATATCCTCAAACACCATTGATTGCTTGATTTGGCTGGCAAAAATACCGCCAATGCTAATACTATTATTATGATTATCAAAGTTTTCTTATACATTCAATAAACCTTCAACCGGGTCTTTGACTATCTTTCTTTTAACAGATGGTTCTGGACTTGTCAAGCCTAAAAATTCATCGCCTATCGCCATATATCTGTATGCAATGGCTAAATGCCTGTGGGCGTCTGCAAAGTGCCTGTGCCATGTCTTTGCCGGCTGGTCGTGATAAACTGTTTCCTCGTCTGTACTTAAGGCCATATTCTTCTTTTTGCCGTATCCAGCCATCGCCATTACATAAGTTCGGCATTTTTCCTTGTTTATGTCCATTAAACCCCAAATAGATCGGCCCGCCTCAATGCCGTTATCAAAGGTATGAGGCACGACTGGTACTAAATTGAATCCGAGGCTTGCGGCTATGTCTATCGTGCTTCTGCCCGTCTGTGCCCGCCCTGATGTACCAAAGGCCAACTCTGGGCCGACAAAGTGTCCACCATATGTATAGGGCTTTCCTTGGCACATCGTACACCATGAGGGGATTCCTAATCCTTCATTGTCCCAGTAATCGTCAATATCTCGTATCCGCTCTCTAATAAACTGGACAAAGATGGTGGCGGTGAACATATCTCCGGTGTCGCTGAAAGTGAAGACTGGTGCAGAATTGTCCCAGGGATACTCAGCGATACGTCTCTCTCGCTTGGCGGCTGCCACTTGATAACCATAATAAGTCCCTTCTTTTCGTGTCGGGAATAAACCTTTGACTCTGATTCTTGTACCATCGCCGTTTTCTCCATACCTCTTAACAATTCGGGCCACATAATCCCTGCCGGCCAGTCCGGGTATTACCTTGCGCCCTTCCTTAAAATTCGGTGTGTCCGTGGCCGCTACCGTTATAATGTTCCAGCCGGCATCACTCATATATGTTTCATTGCCCTCCATCTTTTCTATGTCGCTGCTGTGGCAGGCACGGGCAAATTCGCATTCCGGGTCGGTTGGATTGCCTATTGCCAACACTTTACATTGGTCGTCAATAATCAGTCCCTCCATCACGGTTCGCCATATCTGCGGAATAATCCCACAAACCTCATCCAATACAACCAACAACCATTCGTTGTGCCAGCCTTGCATCTTAGTAGCGTGTTCGGTGGCTGTGTCCGGCGAAGTCGAGAAACCGATAGCAAAATTCTTCTCCCATAATTTACGTTCTTCAGGGTTTAAGTTAGTCAGCACCTCCTTGCTTGGTTTGACGTCCCATTGCAAGGTAGTCAGTTTGCCCCCTAATGGGACCTTTGAACCTGCGTAAGCAGAATGTATCTCTCGCCATAACTGATGGCGGACCTGATTATCTGATGGTGCGGTTGTTATTATTGTAGATGGCTGAAAACAGGTCTTGAACCAGGGAACTACGCGACCGGATGTGAATGTCTTTGAGACTGAGTGACCAGCCCTTACGCCCGTAAACTGGTTGTCCCTTACCGATTCGAGGATTTCGACCATCTTCGGCCAGACATTCGATTTCGGCAAACCCAATACAACATGAAGGAAACCAACCGGGTCGTCCCTGAACCCGATAATGCGGTCGTAAATCTGCTCCATCTCTGTTTCAGTCTTTGCTACCATCTTTGCCCATCATAATCGCTACTATGTCCGCTAAACTCTGAGCTGCACCAATATCTACTGTCTGAGTATTCGGGAAACATCTAAATCTTTTGCCCAGCTCTACCAAAGCACCTTTCTTGTCGTATAGCTTGAAGGTCCGCTTCAATTGGCCGTGTTTGGTATGTGTATCTGAAACCTCTGATATGGCCGCCAGTTGCTCCCTGGTGAGCTTTGAGGATTCATTTAATACGATTCCCTTGGCGCCGAAGCTTAGATAGTCCTCGATA